GGCCGGTGCCGGTGATGTCACCAGTGGCCAGCGGGTAGCGGCCAGCAGTGAACGCCGAATACCCGTACACCACGAACTTGACGAGCAGGTTCCCGGCGCCGGTCTGCTCGGCACGGATCAGCAGCGGGGCGTTCGGGTCTTCCCACAGGAAGCACTCGTTTGCGTTCACACCGTAGATCGCATCCTCGGTACCGCCACCGAGTGTCGTCTCCACGTTGCGGTCCAACACCACCCCGGCGCCCAGGTACTCGCGGCCTCCGGTCGTGTAGCCCGGTTGGCCGAGCTGGCCTGCCTGCTGCATTCCCGCACCGCCGACCGTGACCAGCGGGAACGTCGACGCGAGCTGCGAGGCGAGCCACCACCAGCGGCGGGTATGGAAGATGAAATGGGTCATGTCGTCCACGCCGGAGCTGATCTGCTGGAGCAGGTCAGCCAGTTTCGGGTGCAACTCGGCGGCGGTCGGCGAGGCATCGGTGTAGGTCACACCGACGTTGCCGGCCACGTTCTTGATCCCGAGATGCGTACCCGACGTGCCGTCAGCCACGAGGATCTGACGGTCGAGCTCCTCGTGGTAGGCGCCGATCAGGTCCTCGATCACGACTTGGTCACCACCGCTCGAGCGGTCGATCACCTGGCGGGCCACGTCCTGGGCGCCGGCGACGGTGCGAACGTTCACGGTGAGCAGCGTGTCGTCGATGTCGGTTTCCTGGACGGCGCCAGCCTCCGACGCCTGGGCGGCGACAGCGGTCCCGGTCGTGATCCGAGAGATGTTGACCGTCATCCCCTCCGGCGGCAGGTCGAGCTTGCGGCAGATGTCGGCGAACGGCCGCTTGTTGCGGATCTTCGGGGCGACGAGGTCGGTCAGGTACTGCGGGACGGTGAGCCCGGCAAACGCCGACGTGCCGACGTCACGCTGTTCGATGCCGGCCATGTAGGCGGCCCGCTCGACACGCTCTTCGGTCATGTGCCGATCGAGTCGCTGCATGGCGGTGAAGTCGTTCGCCGTGTGGGCGCGCATCACGTCACGGAGGAAGTTGGCGCCCCGCTTGTCATTGTGGATGTTGTAGGTGCGGGATTCCGATGTGACCTTGACGGTCGGGATCGGGGCGGCGCCACGCTCGGCGACGGTCGGCGTGGTCGGGATCGCTGCGGCGAGCCGTTCGGCGGCGGTGCGAGCCTCAGCGGCCTTGACTTCGGCGGCTTCGGCGGCGACCAGTTCGGCCTTGCGCTCGTCGAGCTTGACGATCTCGGCGCGGGCCGTCGTGAACTTGGCGTCCTCGTCGGCGGTGAGCGCTGAACGCTTGTCGGCCTCGACGGCGGCGATGATCGTGTCGCAGTCGGCTTCACGCTTGGCGCGTTCGTCGAGCAGTGCCCGCAGTTCGGCCCGGATCATTTCGAGCTTGGTCATGGGGTTGTACCTTTCAAGAATCGGGGAAGTTGGGTGAGGGTGCAGCCTTTGCGTCGGCGGGTCCGTCATCGAGCCGGGCCACCAGACGTGGTGGAGAGCGGCGACGGGCGGGACCGTGACAGGTTCAGGCAGCAACGGACCGCAAGCGGTCCAGGATGTGGCGGGCGACCCGGACATCCAGCCCGAGTCCGACCGCAGACCGCAGTTCGTCGACACGAGCCTCAGACCGGATCTGTGCGATCGTGTAATCGTTCGCCGGGTAGGTGACGATCGAAACGTCCGCACCCTTCACGGCGAGGTCGTATTCGAGGATGGTGCGCTCGGTGTAGTCACCGTTCCATTCCTGGGCGTTGACCCGGAAAGCGTACGACATGGCGTCCATATCTTGGCGGGTCATCGCCGAATAGACGGTGAGCACGAGCGGGCTACGCAGATCGAGCGACGGCACATCGACCAGTAGCCCGCGCTCGTCCTCATCGAGCATCATCGTGCCTGACGTGGTGCGAGCCATCGACGCCCCGTCATGGTTGAGCAGGAAATGAACGTCAGGCTTGCGGTTGAGTGTCTTGCGGCCCGCGCCGGAGCGCACCATCTCACGCCAGCCGCCCGCCTCCGGGCCGCCGAGCACGTCATACCAGACGTCGTACACGGAGGCGTACCCGGTGAAGTGCGCTGAGTCTCCGTTGGCACGGATCGTCGGCTTCTCAATGCTGACCCGATAGGCGAGCGTGGTCATGACGAACCCTCCTGGGTCGAATCCTCACTATCGGCAGCGATGAAACCGGACGCATACGGCGGCCACAGCGGGTCGTCCCCGTACCCGTCCGGCAACGGCGGCAAGTCCTCGAGCGCCCGAGCCTCGTTCGGTGTGCCCCAGCCGCCACGGATGCGCATGTCGTGTGCCTTGTAGCGGGTGAGTAGATCGGAACGCAGCAGAGCATCGACGTTGATCTTCACGAACTGCGGCGACGGGGTCTGCCCGGAGATCAGGCGTTCCATGCGACCGATCCACCATTGCACGGTGAACACGAGCAGGTCAAGCGCCCGCTGTTCACGGTTGGCGTAGGTGAGTGATCCGCCGCCCTCGGAGGCGTAGCCGAGCATCTCCGGTGGGATGCCGAAGAAACCGCACACCTCAACCGCAGAGGCGTTGATCGAATCGAGAAACAGGGCGTCTTTCGGGTTGACCTGCAACGGCTGCACTTTCCAGCCTTTGCCGAGAGCGACCACGTGATCGTCCAGTGTCGCATCCTTAAACCGCTGCTTCGCGGTGGCCGCATCACCGGCGTCGATCACCTGATCCGAGACGAGCGCTGTCGTCGGATGCCCGCCACCCTCGTACCATCCGGCACCGTAGCTCTTGCTGGCGAGCGCTGTGCCGATCGTCGTTGCGGCGTATTGGATCGGCGACATGCCGAGCGTTGTGCCGGGCATCGGTCCGAACGCTCGCAGGTGCATGATCCGGGCAGCGTCCACCTCTTGTGAACCGACCCAGTAGCGGGCAGGGGCAAGTGCGCCAGCCTGTCGTACGGTGACGTCGGCGGGTGCGAGCACTTCGGCTTTCCGGGCGAATCGGTAGGAGCCGTCGAACTCAGTGATGTAGGCGAAAGCGTTGCCGGTGTCGAGCGCTGACAGCATTATCTGGTATCGCCACTCGTGACCGTCGACCTGGTTCGACGGTGACCGCACAAACTCGGACGGGGTCACCTCGACACGCTGTTTGTCCTGTTTGCGGTACTGGTCGATCGGCAGACCGGCGACGATGTCGGCGAGTAGATGTTGGCACCGCCAGACCGCCATCACCCGCTTGGCGGAGTCGGCGTCGACGCGCTGCCCGGCTGTCGAGCGTGGCGACCGGCCAACCGATTCCAGAATCTGCGTCAAGGCGTTCAGGTTCGCTGTGCGGCGCTCGACCCGGCGGAGCAGACTCATTCGTCACCTGCCATGTAGCCGAACAGGATCGCTGCGGCGCCGGCGACGATCAGTCCGGCCGGCACCGACACCAGGAACGTTCCGATGGTGATGCTGGCAGCGCCGCCGATTTCGAGCAGAGTCGTGATCATCGAACGCATGTCGCCCCCTTTCACCAGATTTGCGACAGAGCCGGCGGGTCGGCCAGTTGTGTGACGCCGCCGTATGCGACGGTGATCGCTGCGAGTGGGGCGATGTCAACCTCGGAGCGCCGCACCCACGACACGGCCCCATCGGCACCGGGACGAACGTCAGCGTGCTGCAACGCTTTGCCGAGTTCAGCCTGACCTGGGTGTGCGAGCGTGAACGGTTCGGTGTGTGCGGCGGCGATCAGGCCCGTGGTGGCAGCGGCAACCTCGCCGGCCGACACTTCGACCACCTCAACGCCTGCCTCCCGGAGCGCACCGACCAGGGCACGCTCCGGCCCCGGACCGACACGGACCGGCACTCGATCCTTGCGCCACATCCCGACCAGTTCAGGCACAACCCACGCCATCCCCTGCCGATAGCAGCCAGGCACGACACCGACCACGGTGCGACCATCGCTAGTGCGGCCAGCGCCGCCGATCGCCACCCACTGCGGCCCCATATCGACCGGGGATGCAGCGACCGCCAACGTCCGATTCGACACCGCCGACACCGAACGATCCGCCAACCGATCCCACACGGGCAGCGGTAGCGGTCCGGTCAGATGCCCGTAGTTGAACACGACACCCAGCCGCTCCGTCAAGAACCCCTCGAGCGACATCGTGGAGCGTTCGTTGACCTGCACCCATTCGGCGGCGATCCGCACACCCATGCCCGGGTTCGCCGACAGCCAGGCGTCGAAGTCGTCGGCGAGCCGTTCCATCGCTGCATGCCGAGACTCGCCCGGACGCTCGGTCAGTTCGGCGGACCATTCGGCGTAGAACGCATCGGGTGTCTGGCCATCAAGGATCGACTGACGCAACCGGGGCAACACTTCGCTGTCTTCGGTTGGCGCCGATGACGTGTAGATCAGGATCGGGGCATCGCCACGCATTGACTGCGCTGCCAGCGACGGCAAGAGTGCGTTGATCTGTTTCCCGGTCAGGTAGAGCGCTTCGTCGAACGCCACCAGTTGCGGCGATCCGCCACGGCCGATCTTCTTGGAGCGGGTGCGGAACCGGATCTGGCATCGCTTGTCGGTGCGGTACAGGCGCTCTTTGCCGTTCGCCACGACACGGCGGGTGATCTTCGAAAGGCGTTCGTCGGACTCGATCGCCGACCATAGCCGGTCCATGTGATCGGCCGTGGTCTCTTGTAGGTGGGCGGTGTGCAGGATGTACGGCAGATCGAGCACGTAGAACGCATACAGCTCGATCACTTCCAGAATCACGTTCTTGCCGTTCTGGCGTGCGACCAGGATCAGCACCACCATCGCACACAGGCGGGCGGCAGGGTCCTCGCTCAACGCACCACGGATGCAATACCGCTGCCACTCGTCGAGGTCGTAGAACCCCTGGCCAGTTTCGTCGTCCCAGCCGATCGACTCGGCGAACGCTATCGCATCGTCACCGGCGCTTCCGACCGCCTTCGCCGGCCACTGACTGAGCCTGGGCTGCTGCTTGCCGATCCGATCGGCGACGCTTTGCATCATCAATCGTCATCACCCCCGGCGCAACAGCACCCGACTCGACTGGCAACGCCGCTAACTCGTTCAGGACCTTGACGATCGCAGCGGCCACCGGCGCTGCATGCTCGGTCGCCGTGTACGGCTCACCCGCTTCGCCGTAACCCGTGATGATCTGCCGAGTCCCGTCCAACGCTTCCCACAACCGGACCAGTACCCGCTCAAGTTCCGCCCGCTTGTCACCCATCCTCAAACCCCCAGGTCAACCTACAGA